CCTCGTGCAAACACTGAATGCGGTTTTCAATAGCGCATGCGTGAAATCTGTTGAATAAACCAAGATTATTGCCGATATATCCTCCTGTCGGTATTAACCCAAGTATCACGCGACCTTGTTGAAATTTTTCAGCATTGAACAACAATTTAATACACATTGTATATCTAATACCGAAAAAACCCTCTATCTTATATTTCAAGAGAGTCGAAATACCTAACCAGTCAATAATACTAGAGCGTGGCAAAACAAAACATCCATTGGTAGTTCCATCTATATAACCGGATCGAACCAACACAGGTCTTCCTAAGAAATCTTTTATTGTACTGGATGTTTTATTAGGCATAAGATCAAAATCAGGTGATTGGTCAGATATTTCTTCTTTAAGGGAATCATTCGCTATATGAGTCGCAACGCCAAGATTTTCCACAGATATTTCAATATCCGCAGAAAGTCCACTCTGAGGGACCAAAGTAGTTTGTGCAATCAAGTAATTCACCCTTGTTACAAGTGCCTGAATAGTTTGTTGCAGTTTGGAAGAAGAATCAATCCGAGTACAGATATCACTTGCTTCTTCACGTATGGTAAATGTCCCCGATTTAGGACCACTCACCTGCTCTGCTACCAAAGCATCCACTAAAGTCATTAAGGATGTAATAATAATAAAATCTGGATTAACCAGATGAAAAGATTTGTGTTTGAATAGTAAAGAAATCCTAAAATTAAAGTCAAAACAGAGGATCACCTGTTTTGACCGTTCAATTTCAATTCCAACTTGGCAAGCAGTTCCTATATCCCGAAACTGAATAATGAATATAGTAGAGTTCAATACCAAAGGACTAGTTTAACGTCATTACGGACGTGAGAAAGAGAAAAGTGATTAAAATTAAGTACCGCTACCACCGAGTCGTCTCCTTTAGACACGCCTCCTTGATCTCGTCACCAATCTATTTCCTTCTCACAAGCCAGCAAAAGAGCTGCCTCGTAATCCGTAGTTCTTAGATTCAGATTGGGATAATGTTTCCCGAATGAATCGGTCAAAAGACCTACATACTTCTCAAAATGCTCCTCCCCATGAAGTGACCACTCCATTATCATACTGTCACAATGATCTGCGACAATTTGGTCTGCATTGGCACCTGATTTCGTCCAATAACATATCTCTTCAATTGTCTCATGGTCGAGAGGAGCCAACCAGCGATTAATCTTACCATTGAATGCAAACTTTCTTTTCAAGAAAGTAATATCTGTCATTTTACGCAATTGAAGATTTACACCATCTTTCGTATCAGATGTATATTTTAGACCTAATTCTTTCATCCATTCTGCAATATTGGCTTCATTATAAAGCTCACGTTTAGCAGACAGTACGGAGAATATTTGGTCATCCCCCATAGTACACAAGTAAACATACTTGTCGAATTCCCACACGCTACTTAATCGGTTCTCATGACCTGAGATCCAGCAATAGCGCATAGAAATATGATTATACATATTATTGATAACCGTGGTCAAGGGATGGCCAGAAGGTAAAGAATTACACCACATCATCAACACACCTCGAACAAGGTGGATTGAATTAACGACCTCGAGCCATAAGACATGACGAACACGACAGTCCTGAATCAATTGCTTAACTTCTTCAGGTGTCATGTCACGGACGTTCTGTGTGTAAAACTTCTGAATGATCTCTAAAATAGCCCAATGAATCCGGGCTTTTTCAGAGCCATCAAATTTTGAATAGTCACCTGCACCACAGGCCAACTCCTCAGGGCTTCCAGCTTTCTCAAGCATCTTTCCAGCTAGCTTTTCCCAATCCAAAGAATATGGATTGGTCCCAACAGCACAACCATTATCGACATTATTCTTAGCAAACCAAAGTGTGAAAGCACCGAAATACTTCCTCACAAGGTAAACCAAAGAAAAAGGTGCAGCTGAAAAGATACGAGTCTTTCCTTCTACAACTTTTTGTCGTTTTAATTTCTCATCTTTGAGATTGTCAGTAAAAATGAACTTGGGCCGCTTGTTGTCAATCAACATTTGTTCAGTTTCTTTGACATTCTCCATGAACTTAAGAAACTCAGGATTTGAAAGATCATAATCCTGATCATCGCCTAGGAGAAAAGTTTTCCCCTTAAATCCAGGCTTTGGCGTTGCATTGTATGGGTAACCGAGAGAAGATCCGCGATTGACAGATTTAAAGAGTTTTTCACCCTTTATACCCAAAATAATCTCGTCATGATCTAAAATACGTGGAAGAATATCGTTAGGGCTATTTTTCTTATTTCTAAGAAAGGACCAATAAGCCTCAGCAGATATTCTTAATTTTTCTCCAACTATTGTTTCGCAATTTGGAGATCCGTAATTTGCTAGTCCGTTAATCATTGGATCTACAAGAACCCCATTAATAACCTTTGGTCGAAGTAAAGAGGGGACTTTTCTCGGTTTGGCACCTAATTGACAAAAGGTACCGTGCATCCTACTTGGTACAAATGCACTCTTAATTGGCCCAGCTGGGAACTTATCAACAGTGCCAAGACCAATGAATTGAGCATAATGCTCTTCCAATCCAGTCTGTGATTCAACTGGAAAGTTTGAATCATCAATCTTAAACTTAAAGTTGATTTTCTTCAACCCTTCTATGATCA